GAAAAGGCTGGCATCGCAAAAGAGCAGGCCCGTGTTAGCCGTCTTTTGGCTTTGGGGGAAAAATCCGGCGCAGGCGAATTTGCCCTTGCTTGCATCAAAGACGGGTCTGACCCATCGAACGAAAAGGTTATAGATACCTTTATGGAAAAGGGCGCAGCCGTAAAGGCTTTGCAGGCACAGAAGGAAGACGGGGACGTTCCAAACGTCAATCCGCCAAAGAACGAAAAGAACGCGGACATGAATGCAGTTATGGCAGCATTTGACCGCGAGGTAGGAGCAGACAAATGGGAAAAATAAACGGAGTTTTTGAAAGCGAAAATCACGCCATCGGTTCCCTGCTTTTTGGCGACAATGAATTCAGAACAGAAACTCTCACCGTTGCAGCAGACAGCAGCATCGGCGATGGTACAGTCCTTACAAGGGACAGCGACACTGGCAAGCTCGTTGCCGCATCAACAGCAACAGGTGCACTTTTCATTCTTTGCAATGAAGTGAATACACCTTTCACGGCTGCCGGTGATTACCCTGTCCGCGTTGTCATTAGCGGACGCGTTGACCGCCGCAAGGTAAATCTTGCAGGCAGTGAGCTTACAGACGCAGACGTTGACGCACTTCGTGCAAACGGAATTCTTGCAATGGATGCCTATTCAGTCAATGAATAGGAAAAATTTTCTGAGGAGAAAATTATGGACTTTTTGAAAAAGGTTTTGAAAATGTTCACACAGGGACGCGGTGTTCCTGTTCGTGGCTTTCTTTCATCTTTCTTCCGCACAACCGAAGAGGACTACACCGAAGCGGAATATGTGGAAATTGACGTAGAGCGCAACACCGAAGCTGTTGCACCTACTTTGAGCGATGCACGCACAGGTGCAATTATCGTCAACGAAGAGGTTTGGACTGAAAACAAGTACCGCCCGCCTTATTCAGCAATGAAGGATCCAATCAACCTTCACGAGCTTATGGAAAGGCAGCCGGGCGAAAGCGATGACGCTGATTCAGTTGGTACATGGTTCGGACGCTTAGTAAGAAAAATTACCCGCATCCTTACAAAGTACCACCGCATGTTTGCCCGCAACATTGAGCTTCAATGTGCCCAGGCTTTGCAGACAGGACACATTCAGCTTACAGATGACAAGAACGGCATCACATACGACCTCGACTACCACCAGAGCGCAAGTCACCTTCCAACAGTTGCAACAGCTTGGGGGACAACAGGCGCAACACCAGTGGCAGACGTTACCGCCCTTTGTGATGTTATTGCAGAAGATGGCCAGGCAGACCCGGCCATTGCAGTTTTTGGCGCATCCGCATGGCAGAACATTCTTGCAGACCCTGAATTTAAGGATATGATTAAGCGCGACGGAATGGGACTTGGTGCCCTTAATCCTGGATTGCGCGACAAGGGTGCACGCTATATGGGCTATGCAGACTTTGGCAGCCACCGCCTTGAGCTTTGGGTATACTCTAGCAAGTACAAGACGCTTGCCGGAAACACAAAGTATGACTACCTTGACCCGAACAAGGTCATCGTAACAACTTCTTTGGAAGACCTCGACCTCCGTGTTGTCTTTGGCGGTGTTCCTACATTAGGAATGAAGGCACCGTTTACAGACGTTGTTCCGCCTGTTGTTACATACGATGGTTTTATCCGCGTGCACAACCGCGTGTTCGAGGATGAACAGCAGGATACATACACTGCGGAAAGCAAGATGCGTGCTCTTGCTATTCTTGTTTCGATTGACCGCGTAGGCTGTTTGACAACAAATTAGTAGGAGGTGTTTTATGGCTAAGAAGTACGTTGTTGCCGAAGGTGTGGCTCTTACCGCAAAGGGCATTATATATAAGCCTGGGGAAGAAATTCCCGAAGGCATTCTTTCCCAGGAGAGCATCCAGAAACTTTCCGCTGCAAAAAAAATTGTAGAAGGAAAGGACGGGGCCCAGCCTGAAAAGCCAAAGGCTGAAAAGTCAAAGGCTGAATCAAAGGACGAAAAATGAATCTGCGTGACCTTGCAAAGCGGGATGCAGTGCACACGATAGAAGGGGAGCAGGCGGGCAATACCTTATGCACCCTTTCGGATGGTGTGAATACATGGGAAATACCCATGATACTTTCCGACATCGGCTACGAGCTTGACACGGACGGCAACCGCGTTGCAGGGCGCACATGCTGGGCTACCTACATAGCCGACCGCGTTTACGTGGAGATTAACGGAAGCAAAAAAATTCTGACACCGCGTAAGGGCTGGCGGCTTAGCTGGACGGACATTGACGCACGGCAGCAGGAGATGTTCGTTATATTTGCAGAGCCGGACAAGACGGTTGGATGGACGCGCCTCTTTATGGCGGTACAGCTTAAAGGGGATGCGGCATGAGCGACTTTGAACCGGCATACGATGAGCTGCAAAGCTCACCTGATAACATCGAGGTTATCCGCGACCAGATAGCGGCTTTATTGTTTTTGGATTTGCAAAAGCAGTACGAGCTTGCAGTGGATGCGGAAGACCCGAACGCGCAGGACTACAAGGTTGCGGTCTACGTTGAAAACGATGACCCGCTCCAGTACGTTGATGATGAGGTGCCTGAATCCAATCCTTTTCCGTGCGTGAATGTTTCGCTTGATTCTTCCAACGCATCGAACGCGACGGCAGGAGTAAACGTGCAGAAGTTTGCGGCACAGGTGCTTGTTGACTGCTATGCAACAGGGAACACTTCAAGCGATGCCGACTTTGGCACAAAGGCTAGCCTTAAGGCTTGGAAGGTGGCAAGGCTTGTCCGCAGGATTCTAAGGGCAGAGCCAAACACCTACTTAAGGATGCGCGGTGTTGTTGGTGGCATTAGCTGGAAATTCCAGGCAGGCTCACCGAGCCAGAGCCAAAGCGCAATAAATGTAAAGATGGTAAGAATTACGCTTACCGTTGAATATGCCGAGGACGTTGCGATAACAGGCGGCGTTCTTGACTGGAATACATTCGGATTGATAACCAATGAAAACGGACAGGTTATCGTCGGTTAAAAAAAAACTTCTAACGCTAGAAGTGAAAGGAGATAAAAGATGGATGTGAGTGCAAGCGCGGTTTCCCGCGTTACAGGCATATCTGTTACGCCTAGGAACTTTAACGTAGGCAATGCTTCAATGCTTCCCCAGAGGCTGGTAATTATTGGCCAGGGAAATGACAGCGTTGCCTATTCTACAGACAAATATGAATGTGATGGAAGCGCGGCAAGCGTTGGCGAGCGTTACGGATTTGGCTCGCCTTTGCATTTGGCCGCCTTGCAGCTTTTCCCTTCTTCTGGAGCGATGGCAACCTTCCCGGTTTCAATTGTTCCGGTAAAAAAAGGAGACAGCGGCTTTGTTGCTTCGAAGGGCTCCATCACTATAACAGGAACCGCAACGGCATCCGCCCCGGTGGTTGTTTCCATCGCAGGGCTTGACGTTCAGATAGCGGTTCTTAAGGAAGCGGCAGCGGCAGACGTTGCAGACCTTATTGCAACCGCCGTGAATGCAGAGCTTAACTCTTGCGTGTCCGCATCCGCGGCAGACGGTGTTGTTACCTTTACCGCAAAATGGAGCGGCGCAATCGGAAACAGAATTTCCCTTTCAGTGAAGGGAGACGTTGCCGGTTTGACGTTTGCAACAACCGCTTTTGCTGGAGGAATGGGAACGCCATCTGTTGATGGTGCGCTCGCAACTATTGGCGATGTGGTCTGGGAAACATTCATTCTTGACACATTCGACTATAAGGACGGTGCAGACGCTTCTGCACAGCTCGAAGCCTTCCAGGTATGGGGCGAGGGAAGATGGAGCGCACTTGAAAAGAAACCTGTCATGGTTGCGCACGGTTGCACCGATGACTATGCAACACGCACGGCCATCACGGATGCACGCCCAAGCGACTACATCAACTTCCTGATTGAAAGTGTTGGAAGCCCTGAGCTTCCTTTTGTTGTTGCTGCCCGCGGACTTCTTGACATTCTTTCTACTGCCGACACAAATCCGGCACAGAACTATAAGGGAGTTCTTACAGGTTTGAAGCGCGGTGTTGACACCGTACAGGAAAGCTACACGGTAAGAAACCAAAGCGTGATAAAGGGTGCAAGCACGAACATAACAAACGGCAGCGTGGCAGAGCTTAACGACATCGTTACTTTCTACCATCCGGCAGGAAGCGGAAAGTTCCCTATCCGCCGCTATGTTGTGGATGCGGTCAAGCTTGCAAATGTTGTTTACAATTTGCGCCTTATTACTGAAAGTGATGAGGTTAAGGGTGCACCGCTTGTTCCTGACGAGCAGGTGACAAGCAATCCGACTGCAATACAGCCAAAGATGTTCCACACTTGGTTCGTAAACCTTGCGACATCGCTTGGAATGGCTGCCATCATAAGCGACCCTGAATTCACAGTCAAGAACATCGAAGTGGGCATTGACAGCGAAAATCCTAAGCGCGTCAACTACACGTTCCCATGCAAGATTAGCGGCAACGTTGAAGTTGTATCCGGCGATGTGTACTTTGGCCAGTACGTAGGTTAAGGAGGATTAGGCGATGGCAAAAGCAAACGGCGCACTTGAAAGCGTAGTGCTTAACGGACGCAAGTTTACATGCGATGCGGAAAGTGAAGCAAGCGTTGACCTTAGCGAATGGGACAACGAGGTAAAGCCGAATTCAGACGGAACTTTCCGCACCGTAAAGTCAAGGCACGTCCAGAAAATTGAAAGCCTTACACTAGAGATAGACGTAGACCGCGGGGACGTTGATTTTATTAACGAGGTGAAGGCAAAGCTTGCACCTGTCCCGCTTTCTGCGACAAGGGTTGACGGCAAGATGTACGAAGGTGAGGTGATGATCACTGATGCAACTTCACTTAACGACAACGAATCAACAATGGAAGTTACCCTGACGGGTAGAATTAGAATTCTGTAAAGAAGGAACAAAAAATGGCAAACGAAGAAAAAATGAGCGAAGAGCTGGCAATGCAGGAAATTGAGCGGTGGGCGGATGACAACGACATTGACCTTTACGTAACTGTAAAGGATGGGACAAAGCTTCTTGATGCTACGGCTCCAAAGCTCATAAAGGCAATCCGCAGGGGTTCGCTTATCGTGAATGACAACTGCGAGTTCGAGTACACGGTTAGCGACAAGAGCCCCGAGGGGTATGCCGGAACAAAGCTTGTAATCAAAAGGCCGACAAG